GAGTGTGAAATGCTCCGGCGCAGAAGCCTGGAAAACTTTCGTTTACCTGATCTGCAATGGCATCGTACAATCCCACGCAGATTTCCCGATTCCATTCCATGGATCCAGCTGCGACTTCGGACCTGATCTGGGGCCAAGCACTGAAGTAACAACTATTATGCACCATTATGTTATTGGCAAAGAAGTATGGATTTTCATTTGAGATACCAATATCATATACATACTCATTATCAAATGCATCTAGCTCTTCAATCTCAGTTATTTCTGCAACGGTGTATTCCACCATGTAACACACTCCTTTAGAATTTCTTCTGTATTTTGTAAGTATTCGTTTTCCCAAATAATTTTGACACAGAACCCTCTGTCCAGAGCCGATTGTATTTTAGAAAAATCTTTTTCCCATATTTGTTTAGCAGTAAGACCTGATTGTTTGTGAAAAAAATCAGATGCGTATTTTGCTGGATTGCAATGCCAATAATCACCGTTGAACTCTATTATTTTCATTCGTTTTGAGCAAGCGATATCATAAAAACAAATCTGGTTTAGGGGTTTATTCCAAATTGAAAACTGTTTGGATAATAATGAATAAGGAACTTCTTCACCTAGTTCTTTTTGGAATTGTTCAACAAAATTTTTCTCAGATTGACTGTATATCGATGGAGTTCTTCTATTAGACAATATAGAAAGTGCTGTTTCGTCATCCACTGAATAGTTTGACTTGACCCACTCTATATTTGATGATTTTGATTTCTCGTGATTGTAATTCAGCCATTTTTCTTTACCAGAGTCTCCATATTTTTCAATGAAATATTCTAGCGTATTGGTGTATCTTTGACGTTCTATATACTGATTCCAGATGTCTAGTCCTTCTTCGCCGTGTCTCTCAATGCAGTTTTTTAGAGTAACCGCCCTGGATCTGTTATACTCATCGAATTGATCTTTAGACCATCCGTATTTTTCCTTTTTGTATTCATAGGTGTTTGTGATTGATTGTTTTTCTCTGTATCGATTCCATCGTTCCTGGCCTGCAATCTCACCGTATTTTTTTACTAAATTTTCAAGAGTTATTGCTGATTTCTTTGCAATATCATCATCGACTATCTTCGCTTTGGGAAATTCCTCCTGATATTGTTTGACGTTAGAGAATCTGCCGGAACAGTTATATTTGAAATGAGTCCATTGCAATCTGGGAAAAGTTTTACCACATTCTAAACATTTAGGCATTATGCGGATACTCCTATCTGCATAAACTATTTATACTTGATGGTGAGAATTTTATCACCTTTTTGCACATCTATGGGCTTTTTTTCAATCAGTTTGCCATTTTTCAAAATAATAACAGAGTGATCTTCTGTAACAATGACCTGATTTCCCAAACTGTCTGTTAGTCTGAAACGGCGTTTGCTGGTTTTATGACGATAAACATAGTTATAAGAATCTAATTTTACTGGACCATCTTGTTTTTGATCATATACTGCTACTTGGATATTAGGATTAGCAGAGTACTCTTTATCACCTTCTTTCCAGAAGTTCGAGCCATTCAAAAACAGTTCTTCAATTGTTTTTTTGCCCAAAGAAGTATGAATAACGCTATCCCTAGCCACACTATCAGTATCGGCGTAGATAATGGCCTGACCAGTGTGATCATATGCACCAGTTACACACTGATTCACATAGGCGTTCATGTGACGGGCAATTACTCTGCCGCTCAGTGTGGTGCTCTGCCCAATGCGTTTGTCATTGAAACGACAGTAGGGATTCAGGATGGCTCCGTACAAACTGTTCAGGTTGATCTTTTTGACCAGCTGACGTTTGTCCCAGAATGCCTGATCCTCTTTGGTGGAGGCTTCTTTCTTTTTCTTCTGTAGTTCTTTGCGCTCAGTGTACCAGCGTCTGAGCAGACCCGGCACAATGCCTTCACGTTCAGCAGTCAGGATGGTGCCATTGGCTGTGAGAATCCAGGGCTGGTTACAGGCCCAGATCATGTGATGTATCTGTGCTGCACTCAGCTCTGTGCTGGTGCCGTCCTCCCAATCCACTGTGAGTATCTGCGCCGGATCCTGCTGGATCACTGCGGTGTACTCCAGAGTACCAAACAGTCCTTCCCAGGCTGCTGCAAAACTCTGTCCCTGGGCACGTTTGTCTGCAATATACTGTGTGGTCAGATCCAGTCTGATTTGCCCCACAATGGTTTCAGGCCCCATGTTCAGCGCACGGATAGTATTGGGATACAGCGAATTCAAGTCGATTGCGCCGATGTCGGTGTGCAAACCCCGCTTGGGATAAGCCACATAAGCGCCAGCAGCGCCCTCGTCTTCCTCAGCATCAGAATCCAGATCGTCTGTGCGAGGTCGAGCCTTGCGATCTGGAACCACCAGACCACGATCGTGACTTTCATTGATGATGGCCTGCTCAGTTACTGCCACTGCTCCCATGGTGGTGGGAATCAGCACCGTGTTGTCATGAGCCAGTTCGTTGGCCAGATCAATAAATCTGAGCTTCTGATCCAGCCGGGCAATCAGCATTACGTCCTGACGGTTGTATTCAATGAACTTGCGGAAGTCTCGGTTATACAACTGATCCAGTGTGCCTTCATAGGGAGTTTTGTGCTCACCCAGTTCATACTCACTGATGGCATCCAGGCTGTAACTGTGTCGTTCCTCATAGGTGTATTTGCGATACAGATTCATGTAATCCAGATGCAGACGACCCACCAGATCATAAGTGCTTTGCTCAGCACCGTACTTCTGGAATTTTCTTTGCTTGGGCATCTGATCCCACAAACATAAACGTCTGGTATCGTCCCGGCTCATGATAGTGATGATCCGATTCACTATATAGGGAATATCATAACCCTCGCTGTTCCAGCCACTCAGTACATCTGCATCCTGGATCAGATCCAGAAACACACTCAACATCTGAGTTTCATCATCAAACAAAAAGATGTTGTCGTAGTCTTTGACCAGTTCCTGAGCTTGCTCCATGGTGAGCGTGGGTGGTGGTAATGCCAGTGTAATCAGCTGTTGATTCCAGTCCAGATACACTGTGATAGCTGTGATTGCAGTGAACGGATCTTCTGGTGTGCTGAACCCCCTGGCCGGATCAAAGGCTGTTTCAATATCGAAAAAGGCAGTGTGCAGAGCTGGCGCCGACTGATGCCGATAATTTTCCTCCAGACATCTGAAAACAGGGTTGATATCACTCTCCCAGGTTCGTACCTGGCTGTGAGCTCTGAGTTCTCTGTTGAACTCTTTGTACTGTCTGGTCACAAACCGGCTTACGGGCGTGTCATAGATGGTTCGATATTTGCCGCGGGGATCATCGTAATAAAACACATAACGAGCCGGCCAGTCGGTAAAAATTCTCTGACCGTCACGTCGTTCTGCCACATGTATAGTGTCAGCTTCTCGATTCCAAATAGCGTCAATATAGGACATAGTAAGAGTATTTAGATACAGATGCTGATGTGCAGACATAAGTCATCTGCACATCAGCCTGTGTCAGGTGTTACTTGCCGCCCACTGCATCCAGAATGTGTTCCAGTTGCAGGTGATCCTGCTCGGTCTGGTCCCAATCGGCCTTGTAAGCAGTCCGGATGGCCTTCTTGAGAACGCCGGGTTTGACCTCAAATTCCTTGGCCAGATTCTTTACAGTGTCGTTGAGACCTTCCTTCAGAGAGTCCATCTCACGCATCACCTGGATTCCTTCACGGACCAGTTGCTTGAGCTTCTCCTTTTCGTCACCGTTGAACAGCTTGGTATAAGTGGTTGTTGCGTCAGACATTGTGTTGTTGTCACCTCCTAAGGTATAAGTCTATTATAGCTGTTCTGACGCAACAACACAAGTAGTTATACTACCGTATGGGGTGAAGATATTTTATAAATTCTGTGGCCAGGATAGCCACATACTCGCCACTTACCAGAATCTCATTTTTAGACTTCAATGCTGCGGCCGAATCGGTATCTCGTGGTTTGAAATCTTCTATGAAGTCTTTGGCATTGAATTTTGCCAAATCCTGATCATATAATTTTTTGATAGCACCGTAACTGGCGTTACTCATTGTGTCTAAAAACTTGTCAAATCCGGAAATTTTTGCAGCCGCTCTCACTGGTTCTGGCATCCGGGATAACTTACTTATGGGATTATCCTGCCACCAAATCAGGTAATCGGTATTGGTATCAAAGTAATGTAAAAATGCCACCACTGCTGAATTCTGGTTGAGTTCAGGATAATCTTCCAGATAGTCCAGAAATTTCTGATAGGACAGTAATTGGGTTAGTGGAACAAAGTCAGTCCATGTCCTCATTCTGGAATCAATGACTATGTCATCGTATTCTGTGCTCCAGGTGAATCGGGCCGAATCTTTGGGAAATATTACATACAAAGAACCATATCCGCTAGCATGACTACTGGATCCGGTTACAAAAATGCTGTTGCTGCGAACTGCGGCGTCAGATCCCAAATAATCCCTCAACGCCTGATCAATCAGCTGTTGAAACTCTGGATCGGAATTCATGGGCAATCGATCTCTGCCGGTTTTGCCCAGGAAAGATTCATAGGTTTCGATTTCTATGCCTCGATATGCTCTGAGACCAGGATCCTCAAAGACCTGATATGCTTGTTTGCATTCAGACTTTATGATCTTCATGGCTTGATCTATGGAAACTGGAGTTCTGATCCAACCTTTTTCCGGAGTATATTCAAACAGTTCTGCGGCTCTCATATAGTTATTTAGTAGTTTTGGCTGCTGAGATCATGTTGCGAGCAATCTGTACAGCATCTGGCCGACTCAGGACAGGATTCTCTAGCACTTTGGTCAGGATACGATCTTTGATTTGTCCAATTAGCGGTCCGCTTGCACCTAGCTCACGAATCTCATTGCCATTCAGTATACTCTGTGTTTTCAATATGTCGTTCACATCCATCTGCTGAATCTTTTTTCTAATGGCGTTGATTTGTTCGGGCATACTGGCTGCTTCGCTGTGCGAAACATTATCGGCGTGCATCACGTCCAGTAAGTCTTCCAGATTATGACCCACACGGAATATGAACTTGCGCAAAGTGCTGTCTTTCAGGTTACTGGCATCGGCACCAGCACTCTTGAGGTCCATATGATATCTGACTATGTCAGCCACACGACCAATTACATCATTGGGGTACTTGAGACGATTCATGATGTTACGAGCAATCTCTGCACCCACTTGAGCGTGACCAATGAATTGTATCTTGCCATTCTTTTCTGTTCTGGTGGCTGCTTTGCCAATGTCATGAAACAGTGCAGCCAGTCTGCGAATCAAGTCAGGTGAGCTAGCGTCCAGCACACTCAAACTGTGTTTGAAAGCATCTTGTGAATGATATTGATTTTGTTTCAGCTTGACCAACTGATCCAGTTCGGGCATGATCACTTTGAGTATGCCAGTGATACGAAACAGTTCAAATGCCCGGCTGGGTTTATTCAGCACCAGGATCTTACTGATCTCGTCATTGATGCGTTCTTTACTGATGTTGTTCAGTGAACCGGCATGTTTCTTGATATACTTGATCACACTGATGGGCAACTTGAAATTGTATTTGATTGCAAAACGCACAGCGCGAAGTATTCTCAATGGATCCTCACCAAAGATAACATCTGGATTGCCTGTGGGTTTGAGCACACCAGCTTTGAGGTCTGCAATGCCACGACCGCTCAGATCCAGGATCTTGCCAGTGTGCAGATTTTGCAACAGGCTATTTACGGTAAAATCTCGCCGCATTACATCGTCCAGCAACTCTCCAGCAGTGACTTCGGGTTTGCGGCTGCCAGGCTGATACTTTTCTTTGCGTGGTGCCACAAACTCCACATCAATTTTGCCACTGGGTGTGGGCACAGTGAGTTTGGCTGTGTAGTAAGTGGGGAAAATTACTGGATTGCTTTCGGGTTTGTATACGCCCAGCTTTTTGGCAATGTATTCCGCCGCACG